CCGGTCGGTGCCACTTATCAAAGTGCCGTCGACTTGAATCTCAATACGTCCCATTATGGCCAGACTGCTATGCTGCTCGATACGGCGGGCGGTTTGGCTGGCCTAAGCAAGCAACGCAAGCGCATCGGCGCTGTGACTTGGCTGGGGACCAAACCCTCTACAGTAGACTAGACTTATGCCACTCTGGGCTCCTTCTCGCGATTGGGACGGGCAGGACGCCTACCTAATAGGTGGCGGTTCTTCCCTCCGAGGATTTGATTTCTCTGCGTTAAAGGGGCGGAACGTTATTGGGTGCAACGACGCCTGGCGCTTGGGCGAGGAGATTGTTTCCGTTTGTCTGTTCGGGGATTCGAGCTGGTGGGAGAAGAACAAGCAGGACTTGAAGAATTTCAAAGGACGGATTGTCTCCTGTGCTCCCACGTGCCTCACGCTCAATCTAAACTGGCTGTGGCAGATGAAGCGGGTTAAGGACGGACTGCATGAGGGCGACACCCTGGGCTGGAACCAGTCCACCGGAGCCGCAGCGATCAATCTCGCTATGCTCCTAGGCGCCCACCGCATCTACCTCCTGGGATACGACCTGGGCGTGCAGGATGGGAAGTTTCACTGGCACGACTACAATAAGAAGAAGCTGAACACGGAGCCCTTTGTCCGCTTCACCCGCGGCTTCTACAACGTGGCCTCCAGCCTCCGCCGGTTCCCGCAAGCGCAAGTGTATAACGTGACGGACGGCTCTAGCAAGCTGCCCGTGTTCGACCGCATTGCCTTTGCTGAATTTTTGTCTCTTCTCCCTGCCCCTGCCCCTCCCGGAGCCCTGTCTGGTTCTTCCCCTCGTTTAGTTGCGAACGAGCCCCATGGTCCAGGCAGGGCTTTTCTTTTGGAGGCTTGCGTATGAGCATCATTAAGAAGATGCGGAAGCAGAAGGCTGTCTGGTGGGCCCGCTCCGCCACGCCCGATCAATATGGCACCTATGCCTTCGCCGCTCCGGTGGAGATTGACTGCCGCTGGGATGACAGCGGGACGGAGTTTCGCAACGGGGTGGGACAGACGGAGATGTCCTCCGCCACCGTGTATCCCGATCGCGTCTTGCGCAAGGGCGACAAGCTTCGGAAGGGCGAGCTGGAGTCCGACACGCCGGAGAGCCCGGAGGATCTCTTGCTTGCTTTCGAGATCCAGCGTTTCGATGAAACACCTAACCTGAAGAACACTGAAACACTATACACCGCCTATCTATGAATAAAATAAGAGCCAAAATGAAAGTCTCCGATGTGACTATGAACGGGACCACCGAGCAAGTAACTCTGTATGCCGTATCCGGCGGCAGCGAAGAGAACAAGTCCTTCGCTAAATATACGCCTTACGCCTCGTTCATTATCTCCATCGACAATCCCTCCGCGCAAGGTGTGCTGGTGAAAGACAAAGAATTCTATCTCGACTTTACGCCGGCAAATTAACTATGGCCAAAATCAACGCCATCACCGGAGTCGAAAAGGTGCTTGCTAGGATGAAGGAGAAGAGCGAGCAGCTGGCGCAAGGATGCAGCCGGGGACTCAAGAAGGCTGGGCTCCGGCTCCAGCGGGAAAGCCAGCGCCTTGTCCCCGTGGACTACGGTGTGCTCAAGGCTTCCGCCTTCACCCGCTCCACCGGCGAGGGCTTGAAGACTGAAGTCACAGTGGGCTACACGGCGCGATATGCCATCTATGTCCACGAGCTGGTGGAGATGAAACTTAAGGGCGAGGACCGGCCGGCTCCGCACAAGGGAAAGTATTGGGACCCGCAAGGCCGGGGCCAAGCCAAGTTCTTGGAGGAGCCCGCCCGCCGCCTTACTTCTGACATGCGGAGTATCATCGCAAAGGAGATGCATGTATGAGCAGTCCAGCCGATGTCATCCGCCAGTTGTTAATCGACCTCTCCCTAGGGGGCAGGCTGGACGGCTCTTGGCCCGTCTTCGTGTCTTTTCTCCCGGGGACGCCCGACAGTGCTTTATGCGTTTACGACACGAGCGGACGCCCGGACGGAAGGATTATGGTTACAGGCGAGAAGGTGATTCACCCCGGAATCCAAATCATGGTGCGCGGCTTTGTCTATCCCGATGCGAGGGCGAAAGCGGAAAGCATTGCGGTCGCCCTAGACGCCCAGCAACGGTCAGAGGTTGTAATGGAGTCCGATGCCAGTTACATTCTCCACAATGTGTCGCGAACCGGAGATATCATTCCCTTGGGAATGGAGCAGGAAGGCGATCGACGGCGCCATCTGTTTTCCATCAATGCCGTAGTCACGATAAAACCAAACTGAATAATCAACGAAAGAAAACAAGATGCCAAATGCAAATGAGTTAAGATTAGATGATGGCTTTTCAACCATTATCACATTCGCCAACCTCCCTCTCGTCAAGTTGTATGAGAAGGACGTCACTCCTCCGGGCTACACGGCGGGAGGGCCCATCGAAACCACGACCATGCGGAACACGGCCTATCGGACGAGTGCTCCGCGCCAGCTCAAATCCCTCACTCCCGTCAGCGCCACGGTGGCTTATGCGACGACCGCGCTGGATGAAATCTGGCCCCAGATTGGTGTCAACCAGCTCGTCACTGTGACCTTCCCGGACGGCTCCACGATCGCCTTCTATGGGTGGATAGAAGAATTCACGCCCGCTACACACACGGAAGGCGAGCAGCCGACAGCCAAGCTCACTGTCACTCCGGGCATGCGTGACCTTAACGGCAATGAAGTGGCGCCGGTTTACATGAGCAATATTGAAAGCTAAGCTATGTCACTGAAGTTCACCTTAATCACAACCGCCATTCCAGTTATTCTAGATGGCGCTAATTACGAGATCCGCGAAATGACAGCGGCGGCCCGGGACGCTTATATGGATACGCTGAGCGAGCGGGTCGTTATCGACAAGGACGGCAAGGCGGCGGGCATTAAGAAGTTCGATGGCATGCAAGCGGAATTGGTTTCACGCTGTCTGTTCACTAAGGATGGGAAGGCAGTCACTAAGGATGCTATCCAAGGGTGGCCGGCTTCCACGGTGGCGTCCTTGTTCGACGAGTGCCAGACGCTTAATCACCTGAATGCGGGTGCACAGAAAGCCGTGGCGGAACTGTCAAAAAACGAATGAAGGGTGAGAGGCTGGGCTGGTTCCAAGTAGCCTCTCACCTGGGTTGCCCGGTCCGCGAGTTAGCGGCGCGGATAACCTACAGCGAGTTCATTGACTGGATCACGTTCCTCCGGCGCGAGGAGGAGCGGAACACGAAGCAGGATATTTACTTGGCGCAGATAGCAGCGGAGATCAGGCGCGGCCTAGTAAAGAATCCTAAGTCGGTTAAGACGAAAGATTTCTTGATGAAGAAGACGGACGATACGCCAGCTACGGAGAAGCCTGCTTCTAAGTCGAAGTCTGCTTGGGCCCAGTCCCTCAACCTCAAGATAGGAGAACGTTAATATGGAAGGTCTACCCGGCTCCGGCGATTTAGGGACGCTCTACGTCAAGCTCACCGCTAACTCCGCGGAGTTAGTAAGGGGGATGAACCAGGCGAAAGCAAGCGTCGTCGAGGGCACCGGAATCATGACGAAAGCAGTTGGCGCCATTGGGGTGGCCGTTGCGGCGGCGGCGGCTGTCATCACCCTCAAGCTTACGAAGTCCGCCATCAATGCTGCGGACGAGATGGGTAAGATGGCGCAGAAGGCGGGACAGGCGGTGGAAGCGTTCTCCGCCCTCTCTTACTCCGCCGGGCTGGCGGACATGAGCACGCAAGAGCTAGTCCAGTCCACCAAGTTCCTGGCCAAGTGGATGGAGGAGAACGGGACTCATTCCGACAACCTTACCGAGTCGATCATCCAACAAGCCGACGCCTTCGCCAACACGAAGGACGAGGCCACGAAGCTGCGGATGGCGTATGAGCGGTTCGGCCGGGCGGGTGCGGAGATGCTGCCCTTCCTCAACCAAGGCAGCAAAGCAATCCGCGAACAGATGGACGAGGCCCGCATCTTTGGGGCCGTGATCGGCAAGGAGTTTTCCAACAATGCCCAGACGTTTAACGACAACCTAAAGCGCATTCAAACGATGTTCAAGGGCATCTTCAACATGGTCGCTGAAGAATTGCTGCCTAAGATGATTGCGCTGACGGAGGAGTTTATAAGGTGGGCCAAGGAGACCGACGCGGCGCGAGTAGCTGCGGACGCGATCCTGGCCTCCTTCAAAACCATGTCGGATGTCATCGACATACTGCGGCTGGGCTTGCTGACCATCTGGACGGTGCTCCGCTCCATCTCCACTATCATAGCAACCAACGTCACGGTTTCTCTGGAAGCGTTCCGCAACGGCATCGATGCTGTGATCCAGCTTGTAGGCGTGTGGTGGACTATGCTGAAGAACCTCATGGCGGGACTGGTCGACATGAGCACGCTGATTGGCAAGGTCGGCAGCGTGATGCAGGCGTTGCTCTCCCGTGACTTTGCAGCGGTGGCGCTGGGCGTTCAGGATATCGGGCGAACTGTGGCTAAGGGATGGGACGACATCTCGGGCGCCATTGCCACAGGCGTCGAAGATTCCGGCAAGATCATAACCGACTCCGTCAGCAAGACGGGAGAAATGGTGGTGGGCTTAACGACGAGCGCGGTGGACGACATCATGACTCAGTGGGAGGAGTGGGTCGACAAGGGCTCCAAGATCATGGAGCCTATTAAGGTCGCGGCCAAAGGGACGGCGGACGTGGTGGAGAAAGCCACGCAAGACATCGAGGGCAATTCCCTAAAGATGCAGTCCGCGCTGGCCGCACTAGGCGCACCTAAGAACCGCATGGAAAGTATCGGGCTCACACCGCAGATGGCCCGGGAACTGGGAGTCTCTGGCGGGACAATGGAGCAACTCAAAGGAATGTCCAAGCCGCTGCCGGGCACGGGCGACGACCCG